GCAAAAGCGAGAGTGAGGCCGTAAACGAATTGATCGATATGGTTTTGCATGAATTTTCTGCGCGAAATCAAAACATGCATTAAGCGTAACTGAAACAGCACAAGGTGGGTGGGCCAATTATGAAAAATGAAAATAAAGAAATATTGATGGTGTTCCATCGAAGGGTTGAATTGATGAATGAGTTCGAGGCGAAAAGCTTTTTGCAAGATCTCATCCAAACCGATTTAGCTCCTTCTGAATATTTAAATGTTAAAGCGGGTGAGATGATTCTCCCCGTTTTTTCTTTGTCAGAAATGGCCCAAAAACAGGTCAATTAAGGGCTTATTATGTCAGCTAAGGCTACGTATTTTGTTTGGAAGTTATCGCTATCAGCTAGTGAAAAGCTTGTTGCTCTTTGCTTGGCTGACTGCCATAACGCAGACACAAATCAATGCAATCCATCGATAAAATACATTGCAAAACGCACAGGATTAAACCCTAAAACCATATCAAAATGTAAGAATGAATTGGTCAAAAAAGGGTGCATTTCTGTTCGTTCAAAGAGGGGGCAAAGTGATATTTTTATCTTTAATTTTAGCTCCGACCCATACCAAAATTGGGATACCCCAAAAACCGACCCCCTCCAAAATCGGGTTACCCCAAAAACCGACCCCCTCCAAAATCGGGTTACCCCAAAAACGGATCATAGTGACACCAATTTTACCGATCTACCCCCCCCAAAATTGGGTCACAAATCTACTAAAGAATCTACTAAGAATCTACTAAACCTAAAACCGGGTTTTTTATCGGCCCAAATTTGGAACGACTGGATCGAATTCAGAAAAGAAATTCGAAAGCCGCTCAAGCCAACAACTGTGAAACAGCAAGTCAAGTTTTTATCTGAACAACCAAATCCTGAATTAGTCATTGAGCAATCAATTCGAAATGGCTGGACAGGGTTATTCGAACTCAAGGGAGGGCAAGCCCATGCGACCAGTTCAAGAAATCCAACCTTCGATGACATCAGCGAGGGATTACGGCAATACGAAATTGGAGGACGATCCGAAGGCGCGATCATTGATGGCGAGGTTTTGGCAACGCATGACTGACATCTACGGCAAAGCATTTACTTCGACTTATGGCGCAACTCCGAACGCTACGTGGTCGGGTGTGATTTTGACCTACGAACCAAATCAAATTGCAGGTGCGTTTCAGCGACTTAAAGCAAATGAAAAGTTCCGTAAGTTTCCACCAAACCTTTTTGAGTTTGAGGATTTAATCAAAAACCTAAAGCACGATTCACACAAGCAAGTTGAATTCAAGCAGGAGTTTACCGAGGAAGATCAGAAGCGAGGGCAAGCGGCAATTCAGAAAATCATGAGTGAATTGCAAGCGCCAAAGCCTGACAAAGAGTTACGAATGCTCAAGCGGCGATGGTCAAGTACTGACTGGGAGAACTCGAAAGGTTTCGGCTCGTATTATGCGGAGGCAAAACGATGAAAAAGAAAACCTGTTCAGTTTGCAAGAGAGAGAAAAGCCTAGGGAGTTTTTACACTTATGGCCGATATGCAAACGGCGAAATTAAGTATCGACCAAACTGCAATATCTGTTATATCGCTGGCGAAGAAGCCAAGTAAGATAGACTAAGTAAAATTACTCGGTTTGCTTTGCAGGTTATCGGCGGTCGAATCAAAGCAAGAACGGTAAAACAAAAATATTCAATGTTTGATGATTTTATGAGGGCTTAATTATGTACTTGCTTAAACAAAAATCAAGTGACTTGTACTGGTTTAAAGATTCAAATTCAGAAAATGGTAACACATGGACAAGCTCAATCGATAAAGCCGCACGAATGAGCGAAGCCCATGCAAACCAAATCGCAAAGGCTTTAGGTGTTGAAAGCTATGCGGTCGTTATCAAAGAGAGGGTGGCACAATGAAACTAGACTCAATCGTTTTAATCGACAGAAGTACAGGCAAGGCACTGAAACGAGACTTTGCATTCGATCAGCCTATTAGTGAAAGATTCACTGATAAGATCGAAGAAGTAAAGATTTTTAACTCATACGAAGAAGCTGAGTCAATACGTAGATCGGTTCGTTTGAGCGGCTACACATGGCTTTCGAATACATCAAGAGACACGTTAAGTAATTTCAAAGCGCTAAAGGAACAAGCCGCATGAAAATCGTAATCTTTCTATTGGCTGGTTTTGTGATGTTTTGCGTTTTATGGATGCTATCACTAAACGCGGGCTGGCCGTGGCACATCGTGCCGGGTGCATACCTATTTTTAAATTGCTGTTTGTTTGGATTAATTGACTGGGCGGGTAGAGATGCAACTTATATGGAAGAAAGGCAAAAACAGAAGCGGAATCGATCCTTATTTTATACGCGCAGGGAATTACATAATCTGCAAAAACGGCAAGCAAAAAGCGAGGTACTTTTCTAGCTTCAAGAAAAGATTTTTAAGTAAACACGATAGCGCAGAAGAAGCGAAGCAGTACTGCCAGAAACATTACGAGGAATCACTATGAAATATTTAATCTATTTAGCTGGTTTTGTACTTGGTGCTATTGGAGTGTTAAATATCGGCGTTTTTACCTTTGCTCTACTGCAAGGTGAGTTTTTATATGTTGCGCTGCTTGTTGGGCTCTGTCATGTAGTTGGCTGCACTGCTTGTTTTGAATGGGTGAAACATGAGAACGCCTAGACCTATTTTCTACGTAACGTTTTTAGCTATTTTAACTTTTTCTCTTGGTGTTTGGATGGCCCAAAAATGGGACCGATACGAGTTAGAGTTTAGATGTCAAAATAACATGAACGCACATGAAGACACGCTTGAATATTATTGCGTTAGCACTGAATTCTTGGATGAGTTAGATAGAACGAAATTTATATGAAGTTCCATATTCACAAAGATGAAAAAATCATGCTTAACGCTTTCAAGTATATCGGTGAGCGATTTAAGCAAGGTAATCGATTTGTAGTGACTGTCGAGAATCGCAAGCGAACAATACCACAAAACGCATACTATCACGGCGTTGTTCTTGCCACTGTTGCGGCAGAGTCAGGGCATACAGTTGATGAAATGCATGAGTACTTCAAGAAAAAATATCTTTGTGAAGAAGTAAAAGAAATATTCGGTAAAAAGATGATTAAAGCAAAGTCCACGACAAAATTAAAAACGGACGAATTCAATCTTTACATCGATCAGATAAGGGCTGAAATGGCTGAGTATGGAATTTACATTCCAGATCCTAAAGAGGGCTAAATCATGAAGCAGTACATGTTAAAACTACTTTTAAAAATAGCGGTGCTCTGTCGACTACTTGCTGTTCTGCCCGTTGTCGTTGGTTTAATTATCACAATAATTCCATTCGTTATTTTTTCATACATTGCTGGGGTTATTGGTGACTGTATCGTAAAGGAAACTTTGGAGGTTTAAATATGCAAATACCTAAAAATACAATCGCTGCCATAGAAGGGCTTTTTTATAAAATTGGTCGGTTTGGATGGGTTTATTACTATCAATGCGGCGACTGGTTTAAAAGCTCACGCAGCAAAGAAGAAATAGCGCGAGAAGTAAGAAAGCAAGATCCGCAAAATCTATTTAGCTTAACTGACGATTCTCCAAAAAAGAAAAATAAGGCGACTTAATGGCTACTCACATGATGATACCAGACGCGCAAGTTCGGCATGGCGTACCACTTGATCATTTGGATTGGGTAGGCCGTTACATGGTAGAGAAGAAACCAGATGTTGTTGTAAATATCGGTGACTTTGCGGATATGCCTAGTTTATCGAGCTGGGATCGTGGCAAAAAGAAATTCGAAGGCCGCAGATACATGACTGACATTAAAGCGACTCATAAAGGCATGGATACTTTAATGAGAGCCTTTAATGAGCATAATGGAAAAAAGAAAGCTCATAAACTCAAGCAATATAAACCGCGATTAGTGATGACACTAGGAAACCACGAGCAACGAATCGAAAGAGCCGTTGAGGAAAATTGCGCGGTTCTTGATTCATTGATTAGTTATTTCGATCTCAAGTACGAGCAATACGGATGGGAAGTTCACGACTTTTTAAAGCCTGTAAATATCGACGGTATTCTATACGCTCATTATTTTTATAACCCTATGTCAGGTCGGCCTTACGGCGGCATGATTGAAAATAGAATCAAATTGATTGGGTCAAGTTTCACCATGGGTCATCAACAGACTTTAATGCATGGAATTCGCTACACGACGAAAGGTGAAGCCCAACACGGTTTAGTTGCAGGTTCGTGCTACTTGCATGATGAAGACTATAAAGGCCATCAAGGAAATGCGCATTGGCGCGGCATCATCATGAAGCACGAAGTAAGCGAAGGCAAATATGATCCTATGTTCGTAAGTCTCGATTACTTATGCCGACGCTACGAGCAAATGAGCCTTAAAAAGTTCATGCTAGAAAAATACGGCGATCAACAGTGGAGTATTGCAGCATGATTAGATCTAAAAAATTACGACAAAGCGCCAAGCTACAGGCTTGCACATTAAATATTGTCGGCGTTTGTAACTACCTGCCAGAAACGACAGTGTTAGCGCACATACCTGACCAGTACAAGGGGATCGGGTTTAAGTCTAGCGATATATCATCATGCTTTGCTTGCTCATCTTGTCATGATGCGATTGATGGGCGCGTGATTGTGGATGAGTTTGAAGATAATGCAGAATTTTATTTGTTTCGCGCATGGCGTCGAACTATTGAGCGCTGGTTTGATATGGGGGTGATTAATGTCGCTTAATCGTTACGCAGCAAAGCGAGATAAAAATGAGCCTGAAATTATTCAAGCGTTTGAAGAGATGGGTTGTAGCGTAACCAGATTAAATGCGCCCATGGATTTATTAATTGGTCACGAAGGTTTAAACCTAATTGTTGGAGTTAAAACGAAAGCGGGGAAGTTAACGCCAGCACAAAAAGAATTTATTTCACGGCATAAAGGTACTTACGCAGTAGTTCGATCAGTCGAAGAGGCAAAACAACTAATCGAGAATTTAAGTGCATCCTGATCACCCTGACGCATTTATAGACGAGGAAGAGGCAATGACAAATAACTCAATCTCAGGCGCTTTTGATACTCAAATAGGCGGTGGCCACTATACAAAACTAGCTATTCAACCAATGGAGTTAAGTTTAAAAAACAACTTAAACGCGGCACAACATACAGCGATCAAATACATCATGCGCTATCGGGATAAGAATGGATTAGAGGATTTAAAAAAGGCAAAGCACACAATTGATCTTTTGATTCAGCACGAATACGGAGAGTAAATCATGATCGACTTCGAAAGGTGGGGTGCATGGCATCGGCAAGGGGGCGGGTTTCGCGA